CAAGTTGGGGTATCGCGTGTTGTTCCACATGGAGCTGTGGTGGTTTTATAGATTGTGCCAATCACGATGTAGTGATCTTCACCGTAACGCTTCCAGAGGATAAGCCCCTCTGCATATTCTCCAGATCCCTCGACGCGGCATCTGATGTCGAAGCCATTTTTTTTGTATTCCATTCTGCGTATAGACATGTGCTTTCCTCTCTCTCTATAACTGATATATAAGCCATCTGGCATAGATTGCAAGTAGTCAAAGTAAATTAATTTTCTTCCAAAAGTTCTGTGAACATAAATTCTTTTGCATCTGACAAGCGCGAGAATGAATGCCCATCGCAGCGCCAAGTTTTTGGATCATCACATGAGCGATAGATTTCGATTTGATAATCGCGGCTGTGGCCTTCAATTTTGTAGCAACCTTCATACAATCTTTTTAACTTCAGCATAATGTTTCCTCTCTTAAAATTTGCCAGCGCGGATATCAGCGATTCGTTGATCGTTATCGAAGTAGTTTACTTCCAACACTTCTACGCCAGCTTTTTTGATTGCGGCGATGTAAGCCTTGGCTTCTTCGATTGTGTCTTCGCATCCAGCGAAAGATTTGTGCGGTGTTTTAACTTCGTAGCGTGTCATTTTGTTTCCTCTCTCTCTTACACTGTTAATATATGTCACTTGTCATACATTACAAGTGTTCCAGATAAAATTAATTGCATTTAATGCATATTAATTGCAGTGGCCCAGACTGCAATAATTCACCCAGCCCAAACCCCTTATTCTTATAGTAAATATATATATATATATTATTTATTGTATTATTACTTCCTACCCTTCCTACCCCCTCTCTGGGGGATACATGGGGGGATCTGTAGGTACTAATAATAGACTGCATTATTGCAATAAATACATTAAATACTAAGCCATTGTTTTTCATACTAAAAACCCCCCTATTTACGAATGCAATAAATACTGCAATTAAAAATCTGGCTCACCGTTCTCATCAAACTGTGGCTTTCTATAGGTGTATTGGCTGTCAGGAGCTGGCTCTGGGGTGGCCCTCTTCTTATTCACCACACCCAGTGCCTCCAGCTCCCTAACCATGTACGCAGGCATTTCGTTCATGGTCTGCGCTCCACAATATATTTGGTTTCTTTGTTTGGCTTGGATGACCAGACCGTCCAGATGAAATCCATAGTGGCGCTTTGTCCACGCTCTGGAGACATGGCTGGCCTCCACGTCATGGCCATCACTGCCATTGGGCCAGTGTCTATGAACAGCCGTCTGCGCTTTTCAGCGTGCCAAAATGTTGACTTGGTAAGCATTGCAAACGGCACTTTCTTTTCGGCTGATCGCTCAATAAAGTTGGATGCCAGTCTGAATGGTGGATTGGTAATGATGGCATCACAGGCGCATTCTGAGTTCAGAAAGTTCATGTTGCTTTCGCCATATCCCCGATCATGTAGATCCGAAGATACCACTCTGAAGCCTCGCAGCTCCAAGACTTTTGAGATCGCCCCATCGCCGCAAGCTGGCTCCCAGATGCGCCGACCTCTGAACAGCCACTCAAATCTATTGAGCAGCGCGATAGTGCATTCTGGTGGGGTGGCATAGAAGTCGGCAGCGTTGCGATTATTTTTGGGCGACTTTCCCCCGATGATAACTGATGATTTCATTTTCTCTCCTCTTAATGTGGTGGTGGTGCAAAGTATGCGAGCCTTGGCTTGCCCCTCTGCCCAGCGTTTGTTTGTCTGCTTTGAATGCCGCGATCTTCTATAAGCGTTTCGAGAACATCCTGACGGCGCTTTGGCTCCATGTTTGCGAAGGCAGAAACCGTGCGTGATATTTGCGAAGCAGTAATACCTTGGAGGCCCGACCTTTCAATCTTATCGAACACTTGCTTGCATGTTGCCTGAAATGGACCTTCGGCCATGTTTGCCCTGAACATCTCAATTGCTTGCTTGGCGTAGTGATCGACATAATCGATTGACCACTGCATTGCATCGATCCCGATTTCATCTTGGTCCATTGATCTGGCAATGATCAGCGACAGGCGCATCGCCACTTCGCGTGATCGATTGTACATATCCTCAAGACCAGAACCGTTTTCCTTCTTAATGGCATCGACCAGACGCGCTTCATAATCGCGCAGCATGTCTTCAGCCTCTGGAGTAAACGGCACTTCAATTGGATGTGGCGGCAAATCATGTGCGTTGCCTGTGTCCAGATCACCTTCCTGTGCCTTGGCATGTTCCTTTGACCAAGCAGTCAAACGCTCTGAGATTGTGGATCTGCGTTTCTTCTGAGACATCTGCACCCCGATACCAGAACGCACAATGATGAATCGGTTTAGCAAACCAGACGCAACATCACCGCCGCCGATAGCTTGCAGAAACTCTGATGGTGTGGACATGCCCACCAGTGTCAGGCTTGGACGCTTGACTACCTTCTCCAGTTTTTCAGCTTCGGATGCCTTCATGGTGTTAGTGGCGTAGCCTTGCTGTCGGAGCGTACCATCTTGGCGACCAAAGCATTCCATGATGGTGGTCAATGCGTCTGCCTTGTGCTGCATACCGCGAGCTGCTGCTGACTTGAGTTGACGGCCAAGTTCGTCCACCACAGAAACATGGGTGGGCTTTTTGGTCAGAGTTGAGATAACCCCAGCCGCTGACGTGTAGCCTGCTGGACCGATTAGTTCATCTAGACCAGCCTGTTCGAGCAGCTCCTCCAAGACAGTCTTGGAATGCTCCTTGCCAGATCCAGTCTCGCCAATATTTAGAAAGTATAGGCTGGAAAAGTTGCGTTGGTCTGTCACCCATCTGCGCCCCATGACCACAGAGCCATATGCTAATGCCGCTTGGACTGCGAATTGTGGCTGTGGTTTGATTGCCGTGACCGTGTAATAGTTGACCACATCTTGTAGGATGCCCGGTACACTGAGAAGATTTTCTGGCAGACCATCCAATGGCCCCTGCTCTTCCTTCTTGGGCTTGGATAAAATTTGCGCGGCAACCTTTGCGCCATGTTCGATGGCCTCCTTGTCATATTCATAATCTGGATCTTGCGTCACATTCAAAAGCTGTGCCGCATCTTTAACTGCCTTGCTGACATTGCCCTGATGTTCGTACTGCAAGAACACTTCGAAGGCATCAAAGCTGTGTGCGCTGTCGAAGGGATCTGATGCATGGTGACTATAGGCGCGGCCATCATCGAAGAGTTTAACCCCAGCCAATCCAGATGAAGAGTTTGGCGAGAGATATCTGTTGCGCGATGTTGGCTTGTAGCCGTACTGCACTAATAGTGTGTGCATATCGTGCGCCTCATTATAGGCATCGATCACTGACGTGCTGTCAGTTTTTGGTCTGGGCTTTCTGGTTGGCTGGAACTCTGCCTTCTTTTTCCAAGGACACATTTCCATGAGCTGTGGCCTAAAGCGATCCCACTCTTTCCATAGTGTTAGGAGCTGCGTTGGTAATTCTGGTAGCCCATCCCAGATTGGCATACCAGCCCACTCATATGGACGGCCAGTATCTGGATGAATTGATGGCGGCAGAACGTCTTGCACAGATCCAGCTCGCAGCTCGAAGACCACTTCTGTTTTACGCGGATCACCGCACTTGCTTGGCCATGAAATTTTATGCGTAACCAAATCAGGTGGCGCTTTGAAGATTAGCTTGCCCCTGTTTTCGCGTCCGATAATTTGTGGCGCGGAGTTCATTAGATCAGAGAAGTTGATGCCCAACTCTTCGAAGATAATCTTTGTGTTTTCGACATTATCGATATCGACGGCGCACGTTCCTGACGCGCCATGCAACAGCCCAACATTATGTGTTGAGTTTCTTTCATAATAGTCACGCGCAATAGCTGGATCTGACAATGCCTTTTCTGGCTGCTGCCAGCCAAACTTTGTCGGCCCCTTAGATCCTGCTGGGATTGTGACCAAATACCAGCCCAGTCTTGAACAGTATTCTTCTATCTTCATTGCGAATCACTCAGGTAGTCGCTGAGTTTTTTCCATGTGTTCAGGCTGATTTTTTCGTTGCCAGACGCGATTGCTTTGACCGTTGGGTGAGACAGCCCACACTTCTCTGCAACCACTGTTAAACGCCTGTCTTGCAAGGCATTTCGTATGTCATCGATTGGTATAAGGTTTGTCATTTTTTTCTCCATTTTGTTTCATATTTGCATAATCTGCAAAAAGATCTTTACAGCCTAAAAGTTTTTCTGTAAACCGATTTTTGTAGAGAAAGAAAAAGTGAAAGGAATTGCCATGAGCAATGTAGACGGTTTAGCCGCCGAATGGCTACAATTAAAGGCGCAAGAAAAAGAAGTAATCGCAAAGCGCCATGCGATAGAAGCCCAAATCACCAAGGCGTTGGACGCCAAAGATGAAGGCACAATATCCCACAAGTTAGACCAGCACAAAGTAACGCTGACACAGCCTGTCACGCGCAAGGTTGATGCTGTGCAATGGGATAAAGTCAAAGATAAGATCCCAGAAAATATGCACCCAGTTAAGCACAGCATTTCTGCTGATGCTGTTGGCTGTCGTTATCTGGCTGAAAAGGAACCTGTGTTGTGGCGCAAAGTTGCCAAGGCATTTGAAACGAAACAAGGCAAAATTGGTGTGAAAGTAGAGGAGATATAATGGAACCCAAGGTAACAATAAGAGAGATGCTTGCCGATCTTGATGAGGCGCTTCTTAGATTGCGCGAGGTAGCGCAAAACAAAAAGCAAGAGCCTATCGATAGTGGGCTTGTAGCTTTGAAGGATAAACTTCTGAAGGCATTGGGTCTTCATTATTTGTCCAGCTTTAAGCAAGAAGATGAACCCTCAAAACGTGGTCGTGGACGGCCAAAGAAAGGAGCCAAGTAAATGGCGATTAATTTAAAATCACTATCAAAGCCAACAGGACAGCGACCAATAATTGCCACACTGTTTGGCGAGGGCGGCATGGGTAAAACTACTCTTGCTGCAATGTTCCCGAAACCTGTGTTCATTCGAACTGAAGATGGCACGGCCAGCTTGCAGGGGAATGATGAAGTCAGCTTGTTTCCAATTGCAAATTCAAGCGACGATGTGCTTGGCGCGATTGAGGCGCTGGCCACAGAAAAGCATGACTTCAAGACGCTGGTCATTGACAGTATTACGCAATTGGCCACGATGATCGAAAGCGAGATTGTTGCTGCCGATCCAAAGGCGAAGTCGATTAATCAAGCTGGTGGTGGATACGGCGCTGGGTACAGCACAGCCGCTGAGAAACATCGCCAGATGCGCGAATGGGCTGGTGCGCTGGCCTATGACAATGGCATGAATGTGGTCTTCATTGGTCACGCAGATACTGAGACATTGGATCTGCCAGACATGGACCCATTTGCCCGATACACAGTGCGGATGCATAAGAAGGCAATTCCGCACTACACTGATAATGTCGATCTGGTTGGGCTTATCCGACTGAAGACATTTACCAGAGGCGATGGTGAGAAAAAACGCGCCATCTCAACTGGGGAACGTGAGATCCTGTGCTTCCCACAGGCGTCGAGCGTAACCAAAAATCGGTTCAACATCACTGAACCACTGCCGTTTACTTTCGATGGCGGCAATCCTTTTCAACAATTTTTAGCAGAGTAGGAGCTTACTCAAATGGACTTAAACGGCTTTAACGCGATGAATATCGAACCTTCAACTTCTTTTGATCCACTGCCAGCAGATTGGTATAAGTGTGCGATCATCGACACTGAGGAACGTCAGACCAAGGCAATGACAGGGTCATACTTGTTG